ATCCTGTTGTGGCTTGTCTATACAAACTCTCTAATGACCTAAAATGTATTCCCGCCCTGTTTTCGTAAAACAAATAATGTGGTGAGTTGAATTTTTTAGACAATGCTTCTCTTGTAAAATTTTTAATTATAGTAAATGGATGAACATATGGTGTAACTATTTTTCTTATGCCTTTTGTTGGTTCAATAAAAAGTTCTTTATTACTATTAATATATCTTGAATTATTTAATAAGTCATATACAATTCTATCTATGCTATCAGTATAACTTTTTGATACTCTAACACGGGTATTTCTAGATAACTCAGGTGATACAAAATGTAATACCACAGTTTCAACATTTTTACCTTTTATTCTTGCATCTATTTTAGTTATAACAAATACTGTATCTGTGTAATCTATTGCATGTTCTTCTAGACTAGGTGTTTCAATTCTCATTGATAAAAAGTCTTGACCTGTGATTGGCATATTCATACAAATATTATTTGTATCAATAAATGTGATAGTGCCACTCATTGAAGATGAAAATATATCTTCATATAAATCAATACTAAGATATGTGGCTCCTAACTCAACCACATTACCTGAGGATGTCATTAATTTTAGGTCGGTAACTTTATACTCACCCGCAAAGTTTAATTCTGCCATTAAATAATACTCTCATTTATTAATAATTTAAATTCTTCAACAAATTGGTCTGTGAAACTAGGGTCTAGTAATCTTATTTTTCTTTTTATATCTTGTTGCTCTTGTTCGTGTTCAAAATTAGTGATTGCAGTTGCTGTTGGATAATCTGTATTATCAGTTCCTATATTAATTTTTTTACTTGTGTCACCAGATGATTGTGGTATTTCATAATGATGTATACCATTTGGGTCTGAATATTTGTCATTAACAAATTGTAAAAATTGTGCCTCTGACATAGGCCAGTCGTGATATCTATCTGTAATATCATTCATTAACATGATTATCCAATGTAATTCAGAATCACCATATAATTTAAATGCAATAGATTCTGGTGTTTCACCATTTTTTACATCATAAGTATCAAATAATGCTGCATTAGATTTTATTTTTGACCTTAAACCTACACGCCTAAGTAAATTTTTTACATCTTTAAATTTACCATTACCTTGTGAATCATACGGAATTGTAGGAAAGTTTTTAAAATACATATTAGAAACCCTCTCTTACTCTTTCTCTTGTAATAATTTCTTGTTCTATAAACTCTAATGACATAGTTGTTTCTACAGGTGGAGCACCAGCCATTGTTGATGATGAATCAAATGTTTTATATCTAGTTCCACCATAAGTAACATCCATATTCTGCAAATAACATGTTGATATTTTATTTAAATAATTATTTTCTGCATTTTGATACATGTATTGTATATCAAATGTGTTAGGCACTCTCATTTGCCTACTCTTTAAACTACCTGTAAACTCTGGTAACATATTAAATTTAAATGCATATATGATTCTTTGTATTTCATCGGCCTCATCTTGACTTCTTGGCATCATTTTAAATTCAAAACTAAACGTTCTTTTTCCTATACCTTTAAATACTAATTCCATTCTATCAGCAAACACTACACCTTTGGCCATCTCTGTTGCCTCAACTGCACCAGCAAGACCAGGTATCTCTGACAATGCTTTTAATCCTGCTCTTTCTGTGGCAGCACCAACCTCACTCATGGCATTATCTACTGCCGTTTCTAATCCAACATTACCCATGAGTGCCTCTATGATACCTGGTACTGCAGCCCCCATGGTGGTATCATTGTATTCAGCACCATATTTAACTTTTGCTTGAGTTGGCATATACATGTTTATAACAGTATCTAATCTGTTAGTTTTCTTTTTATCAATAAGTATGGTTGATTCTTTATCTTGAACTCTTGAATTTTGTACCACAGGGTTGTGTTTTACTCTACCCGTGGTATCTAGTTTTAATCCACCAATCGTATCTGTAAAACCAGATATTAAATTTTTAGATATATTATCTGGTACGATTGATTGTATGAACCCACCTAGTTTACTATCAAACTTTTTTTGTATAGATGATAATCCTTTTTGTTGTGCAGCCTTAACTAAGTTTTCTGTTCCTGCATTGTTTTGTGTTTCATCACCAAATTTTAATTTAGTATTTTGTTGTTCATTAATCATAAACATGATATAGTGTCCATGATTACCTATACCAGGGTCTGCACCTACATCAATAGGAAAAGATAACATATTTGTTCCTTGTTTATTACGATTAATTGGTGCTGATTCAGATGAATCAGGCCCTGTAATATCACCACGAACAAGATTGCCTAAATTCCCAGCAACCCTTCGTAAGTTTTTTCCTAATAATCCGACTGCAGCAGATTTGCCTTGTCTCTTTAAAGTATCTAATGGCATGTCTAAATAGTCCTATACAATTTAAAGTATTTATAACGATTATGACATATAAAGGACTGTTTAAACCCAAAAATCCCTCTAAGTATAAAGGGAATGTTAATGAAATAGTGTATCGTTCTTCTTGGGAAAAGAAAATGATGATATACTGTGATACCACTAAATCTGTTGTAGAATGGGGTAGTGAAGAAGTGGTTATTCCATATGTTTCGCCATGGGATGGTCGTTATCATAGATATTTCCCTGATTTTTATGTTAAAGTTAAAAATAGAAGTGGTAAATTACAAAAGTATATCATAGAAGTTAAACCTAAAAATCAATGTACACCACCAGAAAAAACTCCTAAAAGAAGAACAGGTAAATGGTTTAGTAGAGTAAGAACATGGGGTATCAACAAAGCAAAATGGAAATCAGCAGAAGAATTTTGTAAGTCTCATGGTATGCAATTCAAGATACTAACCGAAGACCACCTAAACCCTCGTTAGGCCATACTAGTTAAACTCTTAATTAAAAAGTCTCTATCTACAATAGCAGTGTTTTGAGTATTTGTTACTGATTGACTTGTAGTTGGTGCATTTGTAACATTTGAAATTACAGTTGGTTTATCTCCTTGACCTGCAAGTTTATTCAATGCATTTGCAACCATTTCTCTTTGTGTCATTTCTTTTTCTTGTGTTGCAGGAGAATCTTGCATTACACTATCAGCTCCACCTTGTCTTCCTTGTCCAGCACCCTCAGTGCCATCTGGTGGTTCAGATTCTTTAGGTGGTTCTTCATCATCAGTAATTGGTTGTAATCCTAAGGCCTTACCAACCAATGAGTTAGCAAATGCATTGTATATTCCAACAAAGAATGCTTTAATCTTTCGAAATATATTCATGATTCCTTCAATTATTGGTTCAAAGAAATCTGTAAAGTAAGCCAAAGCAGCAATAGCAACAGCTATTACTAAACCTATTGGATTTGCCGCAAGAATAGTTACTAATGTTTTAAACGCTCCAGCAATCGTTGTAAACATTGATACAAAAAATTTACCTATTCCTGCATGTATTGCTGCCATTGTTGGTTTTATACCTGATTTTAACAATGTTGCTGCTTTAGAAAGTCCACCACCTATACTCTTAAATGCACCATTGATACTTTCTCCATACGTTTTTAATGCCTTCCCAGCACCTTCTTTTACTGACTTGGCCATATTTATTAAACTTTTATCTAGAGAACCTTTTTTTAAACGGCGTAGTTCGTTTTTAAATTTTTTACCAAAGTTTTTAAGACCTTTTCCAAAATCTTTTATTCCACTTTTAAGACTGCTAAATACCTCTGTTGCTTTATCACCTACCATTTTTTTAACATCATTGTCTTGAAAAAATTCAACTGCCTTATCAAAATATCCTGCGAGTTTCATAATACCTTTTTTAAGTAAATTGAATACCAGCTTTGGACTAATTGCAGTTATGATAGCTAGTATAGTTAAAAAGTTATCAAATACAACTTGTATGATACTTTTCGTACCATTAAATAATTCCATAATATCTTTTCCAAACTTCATTAATGCTTTTATTATTGATGTAAAAACACTTTTTGCCGTATCACTTTGTAAAAATTTTGCAAGTGCAAAAAATCCAACACCCATAAGTAATGCTTTAATAGGTGAAGGTATTTCATTAATCATTTCTTTTCCCTTTTTTCCTAAATCTGAAACTCTCTGACCAACTCCTTGTAATGCACCAATAAGACCTTCTTGTCTTCTATTTTCTTCGTTTATTTGCTCTTGATTTTTAGAACTATCTGGGTCTGTGTTCTTTAGCATTTCAGATTGCACTTCTGTATTGGATTCAAATGCATCTGCTACCCTTTCATTACCCTCATCTACTCTTTCACTAAGGGAATCTAATTTACCTACAAGTTTTTGATTGTGTGAGGTTGCCTGGTCTAAACGAGCCTTGTCTCTAGTGGCATCTGCCATATTATGAGTTAATATTGCTTCTACTACTGTACTAAAATCTGCTTCCATTATTTTTTACCTGAACCTACATATAGTCCAAACCAAGCAGCACCTGCCCCTACTATAACAGATACAAAAGCAGACTGTGCATTTGTTGGGTCTGGTAATGTCATAAACCATTCTGTTGTGCGATAAAATGCATAACCATAGAGAGTGATTAGTAGTCTAGGAAAAACACGCCACTTATCAAAAGTGGATGCTGAACTGTTATACCAACTTTCCTCTTTAGTTTCTACTTGTTTTACTTCTTCTGTCATACCTTCATTTTCCTATTTTCTTCTTCTATTCTTTTGTTTTCTTCTTTAATCCAATTCTGTAATTGTGATATGTAGATTTCTCTTTCCCATGGCATCATATTCTCTAACTCTGTCAATGAGTATTTATGATGTTGCATGAGTGCAAAGTTCATTTCGTAGTGAGTTTTTAGGCTCTCGTGAGAGAGCCCTACTCTAAAAAACTGTCTAAACCCTCTAACAAAATCTCACTTTTTACTTTTGTCTTTGGATTTGTAACCTCTACTACATGTCTTAACTTTGGCATTGTTTCAAAAAACTTACCAATTTTTTCAAACTGCTCTGTGTTTAATGAATCTATAAAATCATTCAATTCTTTTTCAGATATATCTTTTTTATTGTATATATCCTCTCCAAAATGAATTTCAGTAATACAGGAATCTAATGCTTTAAAAATTATTTCTTCTGGTTTTCCTCTGAAAACTTTCATGTCTGATAATAAAGGATATCTTAGAATCATTTTAACAGTATCAGTTACTTGTATTTCATTTGTATGGTCATCTGTCATATGCACTTCAACCTCAGATAAGTCTATTGTGACTGGTGTCATGGTTTCTTTATCATCTGGGCATTTTACATTTACATTTGCTTTATCTCCTACGGATTTTCCTCTAACTCTTAGAAAAATATATTCTGCATCAAATAAAGAGCATAATTTTGGATTAACACCATCAAAAGTACAATCTTTTATCAATGCAGACATAGCATCTATTATTTCATCTTCATCTTTTGAATCTTGTGCTAGTAATAATCTTTTTTGTTCTTTTACTAAGAACGGCCTATATTTAACTTCCTCTCCTGTTGAGGGTAAAGTTAATGTATATGTGGGCGTTTCAAGTTTTGGTAAAGCCATAATTTTTCACTCCGTTTTATAATTTACTTAATACCTTTGGTATTCTACTTAATAATTGTCTCTCAACCTGGTCTCCAAGTACACCTTGAATTCTGTCTAATAATGGTTTTGGTAAGTCTGCTTCATCTGTTAGATTTTTCCAAAATCTAAATGTAAATGTAACATCTACAGTCATAGCTGTAGAAGTAGGACTTGCATCTAAAGGTTGTGCCGCAATAACTTTTGGAAAACATTCTACTAACTCACAACCATATCTTCTGTTATTTTGTGAATCTAATGAAAATATTTGTATCGTTCCAACATAATCATCATAATAATTTACCGCCCATGTTTGTGTATTAAATGCAAGTCTTTGCCATGTCTCAAAAAACTTCTTTTCTCTAAAATCATTGTGACAATAAAAAGTTGCATCAACATTACCATATTCAAAACCATCTACTATTTCTCTTGTAGGGCCATAAATATTTTCATCTGTTGTTGATGTTAATGTACGACCAGGGAAAGAAATTTTATTACATTGATATGATACATCTCTAGTTTCTTGTCCACCCACTTGTCCAAATAATATTTGTGAGAATAAATTAGTGGATGCCGCAGGCCCCCCTGTTCCTCTACTACCTGATG